TTAAAGTCTCCAGCCTAGTACTAACTAAGAGAAGATTTTAAAAAATATTAAAAAGGGTGAAGAAAATTAAATAAATAAATAAATAAAAATTTTTCTTGAAATAAATGTAATTAAACGGATTTGTAAAAATACAAGTTTGGTTGTGTTAGAGGGGTTCCTAAGAATCTCTCTACATATGAGGTTGAAGTGCTATCTAATGTAACGCAGGTCTGAAAACCCATACGAGCATCGTCTCCAAAACCAATGAAAATAGCGGCATTAGCTAAATTAACAGCATTGCCATTTGAGAGTTTAGCTGTAACTACTCCCAAATCATTTTCTGGTTGAACAAACTCTGACTCATATTGGGCTACAGTTGCTCTGTTTTGAAGAGAACAAAATTTAAATGGATTATTAAACGGTACTACAAATTCCGCAAATGTCCTAACTCCGTCACTAGCCATACTAGAGGTACATACCGTAGTTGGGATCACTGTTGGTGCTCCAAACGTAGTAATACTCCTAGGCTGGATAGTGGCTGGGCTAGGTGTACTTGCTTGAATATGGGGTGGAAAATAATAAACTACTGCCATTCCTGGGAATATTATTTTTATTCTAACAGAACCAAAAAATGCATAATACATAGATAAAAGTTTATTGTGAGAAGAAAGACGAAGTAAATCAAAAACATTAATAGAATTAACGGTGCCTGTTAAAATAACAGGTTGAAAACGACGAAAATAATCGCGAGTTGACAAAATTGGACGTAAATTGTGTTCATTAACAGCGAAGTCGGCCTCATGGTCGACAACATCTAGTTGGTCCCCTACATTGTAAGGAACTTCACCAGATTCTGCTTCATAAACACTAATTACTTCCTCTTCTGCTGACTCTTCTAAACGAGCTAATGAAGTAGGGTTTTCTTGAACCATAGTTGCTTCATCCGGAGGAAGAGGTCTATTGACCTGTCCGAGAAAAGCAATATTATTATTGTATCCGTAAAAATTAAAATCAGAAAGTGAAATATAAACATTAACATAAACTGTATTTGGAACTGAAGCAGAAACTACCAAAGGTTGCTGCAAATAAACTCTCAAAGATCCATTAAACAAAGCATTATAGAGATAGTCCATAGAACAATACTGTTGCTCCTTTTCTTGATAAAAGGGGCACGATACTGTTGCTATTTGACCACCTCCAGAAAACTCCATGGATTCTGAGGGCAAATTCACAATGTCCGTCATGGCAGGTACTGGAATAGGTATTGCAGAAGATTGTAAAGGATTGTAATCTCTAACAGCTAGTAATTTAAAAAAATGAAAATTTGTCATAACAGATTGAAAATGAAAATTAACGGTTCCTCGCCAATAACGAGATATATAGTAAAAAGTTTCTTGAATTGTATTGGTAACAGCTGTTGTTCCATTACTTTGCATAGGTGAAATAGGTACATTTAGTACGAGTGCTCCTTCAGCGTCTGTAGCCGAAATCGCAAACGTACCTATAAATTGCCTTTTAGACAATAAATACGACATATCCATTTCATCTACTTTAGTATTAAACAAAGGCTTATCCAATAATCTAGTAAAATTAACATAAGGATCTAATTGTTCATAATAATTAGGTCCTTCTACGATATTCTGTCTATTAACGGGTCTACTTAAAAGAGTATGTTCTATGACTGGTAAATTTGGATTGTGTAAACCAGTATATCCCCTTAAAGCGCCTCTAGCCGAGTCTAAAAAGTCAGCAGATAGATTTTTGAGTCCATTGAAAAACCCATCAATATACCCACTAACAGTATTAGCTAAGCTTTCAGCGTTAAAAATTGATACACCAGCATACTTTGGTACAAAAAATTGTAATTTATCAAATTTTACGGACACATTTACAGAAAGAGAAGATGAACCGGTTGCT